AGGAAATCTCGCAGCGTCGCCCGATCGTGTCCTGCGTACCGGCAAGAGTTTCCCGTATGCGTGGAAGCCTCGTGGGTCGTGGCACATGGAGCAGGCAGACGGCTACGGGCACGCTGTAGACTTGAAGCGTCCGGTCGGTGTGACTCGGGCGATGGCTGACCGTGCGGTCAAGCCGTACCTCGCTAAATGGGGTTTGAAGCAGACTGTCAGCAGCGAGTGGTGGCATCTTCAGGCTCTTACAAGTTCGGGCTGGATCAACGGCCCCCTACCAGAAAGCTCCGGCATGTTCCTGACCTACGACAGCAACACCGACGAATACCGAGTCGGTATCCCAGGCGAAGGCACCGCCGTCATCGAGTCGCCTAACCACTGGCGAGAGGTGATTGCCAAGGGCCGCATGACCGGTTGTTACGAGTCGCCGCATATGGCTGCTTTGCTTGGTAAGATCCGTAAGGAAGCCAAGAAGAAATAGTTGCGGGCATGGTGCGCAGGGAGATCCTGCGACGGGTTATGGTTTGGCCTGTTGAAACACCCGCAATATGAAACCCCCCTGTTGAGCATTGCTCCAGGGGGGTTTTCTTATTCTGGGAACATGTCGTCAACGGTGTCCGGCACAGCAAACCGGGCGCAGTTCTCAAGCGCGATCTCTGCGATTAGCTGCCACACAGCCCGTTCCTGGTTGATCGTTAGGTCCAGCCAGGGTTCGACGGTTGTTGCTGCGATCGGGACGTTGTCTATCTTGTCCCACCCAACTACGAGTAGTCCTGCGAAATCTTCGTCACCGTCGAAGTCCATTCACACAACATACCACTCAGGATCGGCAGCGGGTTTCGTTAGTTTGAGCGACCCGGTGCCGTAGGTGGGGCAGTGTGCGAAGTGTGGTTGTCGCTGGCCGTTGCGGTCGATGAGTGTGGGGCCGGAGCATTCGTGGCATTGCATTTCGTTGCTGTCGTTGTCCCAGGATCGTTTGGGTCGTAGTCCTCGTGCTCGTGCCATGAGTGTGCCGAGTGGCGGCGGGAACTCGCGTCCTTCGGATGCGTACAGGTCCAACGCTTGCCGTACGAGGGCAGGGTGTAGGTCGCCTGCGTGTTGTGCCCACTCGTCCGCTGTCTGGGCGGTGATCTTCATTGCTGTGCCCCACAGCGTCTTGGCGTGCGCTACGAGGTCGGCTGCTTCGTGTCGTTTCATTTGCATACCCAATGTTGCCAACCGCCTTCGGGGGCGGCGAGTGCCAGCCACGCTGACACCCAAATGTTTGCTTGAGGGTCGAACACGTCGGCCCCTGGCCTGCCTGCTCGCTCTGCCCGATCGGGCCAGTATCGAGTCAAATGTTGCATGAGTCCTGATGCGCTACTGTTGGGGTTCTTGGCGTCCGGTAGCCCTGCCGATTCGCATTGCATGATTCGGAGGAACCGATGAACGTCAGCGTCGTCGCCGCCGAATGCAAAGACTGCTTCTGTAACGGCTGGTCGCCAACGCTCAACGTTGTCCCAGAACACGGTCGGTGCCTGCGTTGCGGTTGTGGGCGGGATCGTTGTTGTCGGGACGGTTACTGTTGTGGACGTGGTGAGCGGCACAGTAGTCGATGAGGGCGGCACGGTCGTAGATGTCGGGGCCACCGATTTGGCGAGCGTAGGCTCGTAGCTCTGCGAGGTTGAGGTCGTGGACGGTAACGGGTCGTCCGCAGCGCACCCTGTCAGAAGCGTCAGGAGCGCCGCTGTTGCGTTCACGACCCATCGCCGGTACCTGCGTCCATCTGTTGTCTCAGAAGCTCCCATTGGCGCTCCTCGTCGTTCTGACGGGATTCCACGATCTCATCATCCCAGCACTCGTTGTTGAGCCACGTCGAAGCATGCAGAATGAACCCTGCTTCCACCCGGCTGTCAAAGTCCCGGTAAGTTCGCATCGCTTCCAGCAGGCGATCATGGCCGACCTTCTTCGCTGCTTTGGCATAAGCCCTCCTGGCTTCAGGCTTCCGAACCTTGCGTGGGTACTCGCCCCACCAGATGTCGAAGTCCTGTTGTTCGTTCGGTTGTTCATCCGCTGGCGGATGGACGATAGAAAATAAAGGTTCAGAAACCAATGGGTCTGGTTCTACTGGGTCTGGTTCAGGGGGAGACACGCCTGTCTCCGGGGGGGAGACACCAGTGTCCTGGGGGGGTAGGACACCAATGTCTCCCCTAACACGCATCACCAAATACGTGTTGGAGGTCTGCGAACCGTTGTCTCGATTGCGTTCCGAGACACCAATCCACCCTGCGTCGCGCAACTCGGCAATGCATCGCTGTACCGTCCGAGCCGACAGCCCAGTACGGTCACCGATGGTTGCTTTGCTAGGCCACGAAGTCTGGTGCTGGTTCGCAGCCTCGGCCAGCACAGCGTAGACACACACTGCGCTGGCCGAGACGGTGCCAAGCATCCCGAGTGGGACGATGGCGAATGGGTGACTAACTGCCACTTGGCAGTTCCTCCATTTGGTAGATGCCGGTCAACAAGAACCGGCGTATCAACAGCGAACGAGACACCCCGTCGTCCGCTGCGAGCTTGGTAAGGCGGTCGAGCACGTCTTGGGGTAGACGTAGCGTGACCGCAGTGTCGTTGTCCATTAGAACGGCTCCATGTCCGCTGCCGGATACGTCTCCCCGCTTGCGAACGTGACCTGCTCTGTCGCACCGGGGAACGCAGCAGCAACAGCCGCAGAGTTGTTACGGGGCGGCAGGATCTGCTGACCCAACCGGTACACCCCCATCTCCCACGTCTGCACCGTCTGGCCCTGCTTGTTGACGTACGAACCGGCCTTGACCTTGCCACGCACCATCACCTTCGACCCCTTGCCGGTCGCCTCAGCAATCGCACGACCCTCAGCGTCGGAGTTGTCGTTACGGTTCGGCCACACAGTCAAGCTGACCCACGTCGCAGGCTCATCCTTGCCGTTCGACAAGGCAACAGCCGACTCCCACAGCGTCTTCTCGACACCCTGCACGGTCACCGTTTTCGCTTCCCAGTCACGTCCGAGGTTGCCCTCGATGCTCTGGATCTGTCCATCATTCAGCATTGTTGTCTTCTTCCTTCGTTGCGAGTGCCTTGTCCAGCACATATGTTTCCTGGCACCACAGTTCAAGGCCGAGGCCGATCCTCATGGCGCACCGTTTCACCGCATCACTCACGGCGTTCTTTGCGTTCAGGCCATCGTTCTGGCCGGGACGCTCACACTCCCCAATCTCATCAATTACGGTCGTCTGGCCGTCGATGTTGAACACCATACGGAGCACGACACCCTGCACCTGACCCTCGGCGTTGCGGATGATCTGCGTGATCTCCTGCGACGGCGGCGCACCAAGCTTCGCGATCAGCATCTGCTGCACGTCAGAGTGCGACACATAGTCTGCTGCGAACCCGCCTGGCTTCTGCTTGATGTACGACTTTGGGATCCTCTTTGCGAGGGCTTGTAGTTGCGTGGTCATTGCTTGATCCTTTCAATCATCTCGACCGGCACTTCATCTTCCGACAGCGAACGGCATGTCGTGTTGTAGTTGCAGTAGGCGCACTGCCACGGTTTCCCGCCCTTCTGCATGTACTCGGGGCGGTCATGCACTAGCACAAGTTCGCCTAGATCGTTCGGCACAAACGCAGGAGCTAGCTGACCTTTGTGGTAGTAGCGAGATGCGTACTGGAAGTGCCGCAGTTCGTCAATAGCGATGTTGTACACGGTGTGGCCGTACTGCGGGTCCGAAACGACATCGTTCAACCCGTACTCCCACTGCATCACATCGCCAGCCTTGATCCCGGCACGCCAATCGCCTTCCTTGGCGACGTAAACGATCAGGATGCCGTCAGCCTCAGCACCGACGCAATACAGCCCAGCCTGGGCAATGTGCTCACGCTTCGGCCCGTCTTTCCACGCCAGCTTTGCGGCGTAGCCAGACACAGTTTTGATTTCGAGGATCGTGCGGGTGCCATGACGACGATCAGTAATGATCCCGTCGCAGTGACCCGACAAACCGAACCACTCGATCCCGTGCCCGACCTTGGCTGACGCAGCCGTCAGGTCAATCGGAACCTCAGCCTCGAAATCCCATTCGTCTGCGTCAGTTCCCAAAGCTTCCTGAATCGACTCATGGATAGCGTTGCCGACCTCAAACGCCATGAACGACTGAGCCGTGAAATCCTCCGACTCCGCCGCCCCGTGCGCCGAGAACGTGCGCTTACGGATGCAGGCACCAGCGTCAGACACCCTGAACGGTGTGTCAAACGCTGTCGGTTTCGGGCCTTCCGCTTCCCGTTTGTTGATCTGGTGTTGATACCAGTGGTTCTGAATGTCCAACATGGACTCTCCTTGTTTGGTTGAAGTGATCGTTGATTCGTTGACGCTGAGCAATCGCCGCACGGTCACGGCGGTCACGCACCCAGCGTTCGTAAGCCACGCTGCGGGCGATGCCGAACCCAACAACGGCACCGCCCACAGCAGCCAGAGCCAGCATCAGAATGGCTCGTTAGCGAACAGCAAGTCGTGGTTCTCAAGCTGCTCAGTGTTGTACTCGTCCATCAACGCAGCCCGCTCGTGCGGGTCGTTGTGCTCCTCGCCGTCATGCTCGACATGCCAGTCGGTCACGTCGTGAGCAAGCTGCTTGCTCAAGTAGTCGGCGTCCTCACGGGACAGACGGAACGTCGAGGTGCTGGCCTGTCGTCCGTCTTCGGTTTCGCTGGTGATCGTCACGAAGAACAGATCCCCGTGGCGGCTGGTGTGAATAAACATTGGTATGTACCTCCAAGCACAGACTGTAACACGTTGTGTCACGGATTAGGGTGATTTGTCCAAATTTCTTTGCCGACGACGCTCACGCTGCCGCTGATTCCGAGCCTCAAACCGGGCACGATGCCTGTCCTCAGGCGTCAAACCCGCATAAATCCCGTAATCGTCCTCGTACCTCGGATGATCGCTCAAAATGTAGTCACGACACTCCTCCAGCACCGGACAAGCAGCACACACAGCCTTCGCATCCTCGATGTCACGCAACGCCTTCCCAGACGCAGCACCCTTCACCGGAAAGAAAAAATTAGTGTCGTAGTCCCGGCATGCAGCGTCAGCCATCCACTCCGTCACTCCTCCATGCCCCCATCAATCAACGCAGCCGACAAATCCTCACACAACCCAGGCGGCAACGAGATCGTCGTCCCCGTCCGAGGGTTGATGACCTGCCACTGCAACGAATCAGCAAACGTCGTCTGCGGCTGATACCGCAACACAAACGTCCGCTCCCGAGCACGCTCCACAATCTCCGCAGCCGCCTCCCACATGTCGTCACCGGCACGATTCACCAGATTCATCACCGACGTATGATCCCGACCCAACATCGACCCAATCTCCGGATAGCTATACCCCAGAATCCGCAACGACACCGCCGCAACACGCCGAGCCTTCACCACAGGCGCATGCCTGTTTCCGCTCAACATGTCATCGAGATGCACC